GTCCTCCGTTAACTGACGAAAGGTCTTTATGCGTTACTTCACTTCTGCTGTGAGCGTCTATCATACCGCTGAACTTAGCTGGTCAGATTTCGAGTCTGTGAAGACTCGTAACGAGACTAGTATAAGTCTTCGCGAGTATGGTCGGCTGTTCTCTGCGTATATCCTCCGCGAGGGGGATAAGCCAGGGAGCAGGCTTGGAGACTACAGCTTGGAAACGGCGTTGAACGTCGCTTTCTTTGTCTCGTATGCCTCTAAGTATGCCGACTACCAGGAATGGGCGAAAGTCCGTTGCTGGTTTAGGTCTCACGAGCCGTCTGTCCAGAATATGCTTGTGAAAGCACGTATCTGGTTCCAGACGGCCACTAGGGCGAACAAGTCGTTCAACATTACGCCTTTCGGGGCGTTGGTGACGGCCGACTTGAACACCGGTGCAGTTGTGTTGATGGTGCATATTGACCATTCCGACTGCTAACGGGGACATCGCTCTAAACCTACGACGTTATTAATCGTAGGAGTCCAATACTACAATCACGGAAGACGGAAATGGATAGCATAAACGAGCAGGCATTTAGAGGTGGCGAGTTCCGAAGTCGGGCGCGAGGAGCGTCTAACTTTGGTCCTTGGCAGCCAATAAGTGCTTCGTTTAGCTCCGAGACCGTCCAACAAGAGAGTAGTGTGCGGACACCCAACTTTCGGAGACTGAAGCGATATCAGTTACCCGAACATCCCTATGCGTTCGACGTAAGAAGAACGCGGGCCGAACCGGCCAGTGGGGGTACGTTGTGGACATGGTCTGACGGTAGTAGTGCTGAAAATCAGCACCGTGGGTGGACAAACATTTACGGAATAAACCCCGTTATGTTATCCGCCTACGAGCCCGATGAGGCACCGATAAGGAATCAGGCGATCAGCCGACTGCGCGACCAGCTCTCTCAGAGTGCTGGAAGCGCTGCCGTAACTGTAGCCGAACTTCCAAAAACGGTGGCTCACGTGGCCCATACCGCCACGCGACTGGCTAACGCCTTTCGCGGCCTTCGGAAGGGTGACCTAGGAGCATTCGAGGCGGCTTTGGGACTTCAAGTCACAAAGCGTACCATAAAAGCCTATCGACGGGGCTACCGCCTAAAGCGGGAGTCCCAGAGTGATCTGCTTCAATTTGCAGGCAACTCTTGGCTAGAATACTCCTACGGGTGGAAACCTCTCCTCCAGGATGTGTATTCCCAGGCTGAAAACCTCGCTCGATTTCTGACTCATCACCAGAATGTCGTGCGAGAGGCCCGGGGTACCGCCAGGGGGGAGAAGACCACTAGATCGAGACTTGGGGGTCCTACGTCGGACTGGTACGTCGACACGGATACCCTCATGAAGGTCAGATACTCTTATGTTGTCAGATATAAGGTAAATGACCCGAATGGCTCCATACCACATATATTCGGGCTTAATAACCCCGCGTTGGTGGCCTGGGAGCTAGTCCCGTTCTCCTTTGTCGCTGATTGGTTTCTCCCAATAGGTGATTTCCTAGAGGGGTTAACTGCGACCTCTGGTCTCAGTTTTCTTAACGGCACGCAAACGCGCCGTTATGAAGCCACAGTGACAAAGCGCGTTGTTCCAAAGGACGCGCGCGATGATCAGGGTGGGAAACGAAGGGACTACTTTGACGGTGGGACTACAATGACGCAAGTTAAGTACGGTAAAAGCCGTGTCTTGCTTTCGTCATTCCCGCAGCCGGAGTTTATCCCGAAGAATCCTTTCTCTGTCTCGCATGCGACTTCCGCCCTTGCACTGTTACAGACAGTGTTTCACGGAAGTGCCAGTACTCGGGCCTACCTAAGGTAGTCCCGCCGTGTACCATCAGGTACATTCACCAAACCTACCAAAGATTTTGATGAGTCAGAAGACTTCAATCGTCCTCACGGACGGAGCAGCCACGCCCGTCAACCATACCTTTCTGCCTGCCAAGCAGGACGGCATCCTGTATACCTACCATGACCGGTCTTCCGGTATCATGGCTGGTTATGGGGTGCTGACCGCGCAAAGCAAGCTGCCAGGAAATGGTTCTCGGGCAACGACGGTTTCCTATAAACTGTCTCTCCCCACGCTCGAGCAGACCAGCGCCTCGACGGCGACCGGCATCCAGCCGGCACCGACGGTCGCTTACACCTGCACTGGTAAACTGGAGTTTGTCATGCCGGATCGCAGCACGCTGCAAAACCGGAAGGACCTCCTTACCATGATGCGGGACCTGATCGACGAGGCCCTCGTAACTGAGAGCGTCCAAGATCTTGACCCGACTTACTTCTAACGAAGTAAGATACGGTCGGACCATAGACTAACTCGCCCTATCAGGGCATGCAAGGATCACCTACATGCGTAAGACCATCAGGCTTACTGGCCTAGCGTTCCAGAACTTCTTTCTCTTCATGGAAGAAGAGGACATCCCCGCGCTTGAAACGGCGCAACAGCTCTTTGAGGAGCTGGACACGGCAGAATCTCTGTCGTGTTGGATGTTAGTCAAGTATGGCGAGTTTCGCCAGCTTGTCGAAAAGAAGTTGAGGGATACGGACTTCGATGACTCGTCGCCTAGGATCTTCGAAAGAAGCTACCAAGCGGTAAGTTATCTGAGTAAGTACCCCTTTCTACCAACAGGGATCGACCGGCGCCAAGTTGCGCTTAGTAAATTCCTGGAGGCAGAGGAACGGTGCAAGGAGACCAACTCACGGATGCGCCTTTTACGTGATAGTCCACACAAAGTGGATAGCCGGTTCCGCGAAGTATTTCACTTAGCGGTCGGAAAAATATCACGTATTTTGGGTGCGTTCGATGGGGAGGAATTCTTGCGCTCAGGTGGGTGGGGGCCAGGCGCGACTAACGTCGCGAAGGGTACCCGTACATCTGGCTACAACAAGTTCTCAGGACCTCTGTCTGTAACGGCCAATTGCCTCCCCTATGCGGTGGCGCACGTCAGTGCGATACCGCTCTGGGCTCAGTACCACGTCTGCCGGGAAACCCCAGACGAGTTTGAGTCAAGCCGCCCCGTTAGTCCCCGCGAGGAGATTTTCGAGGTGGTGCCAGGGGGGAGTGTACGTTTCGTCCCAAAGAATGCAAAAACCGATAGGAGTATTATCATCCCAGTGCATCTGAACAGTTACTGTCAGAAGGCGTTGGGGCGTATGCTCCGTCGTCGGCTGAAGCATGTGGGCGTTGACCTGGACGATCAGTCTAGGAACCAACAGCTCGCCTACCGCGGCTCTCTAGATACTTCCTTAGCCACTATAGACCTGGAGGCTGCGAGCGATACAATCGCCCGTTTGCTCCCAGCCCTGCTCATTGAGCAGGATCAGTGGTATAAGGCCCTAGAGGGCACTCGAGAACCCGTGGCCCGTCTTCCTGACGGGTCATGGATAAGGTTCGAGAAATTCTCAGCAATGGGAAATTCTTTCACCTTTGAACTCGAGTCCTTGATCTTCTATGCCCTGGTCTGGGCTAGTGTCAAGGTGATACGGTCCTCATCGCATCCGGTCAACCAATGGACAGGTAAGGAATACCCGTGGACTGTTTCAGTCTACGGGGACGACATAGTCTGTCCTACGGATTGCGTTGATGGAGTCATAGAAGTGCTCCGGTTCTTCGGCTTTACTCCGAATACCTCGAAGACTCACGTCGACGGGGTGTTTAGGGAAAGCTGTGGGATGGATTACTTCGCGGGACACCTGGTCCGTCCGGTCTTTCTTAAAGAAAGGCTCACAAGTGAAGAAGCGATTATCAAAGCGTCCAATGCGCTCAGGAGGCTCGCGTTTCGCCGCAACCGTGGTTGTGGCTGCGACGCTAGTCTCTACAGCACTTGGTATCGACTTTCCCGTCGGCTCTCTAGAGGTGTTCAAACCGGTACTGGCATCCCTTTGGGATGCGGTGACGGCGGACTCCTCAAAAGTTTCGACGAGTTCTGTCCAAAGCAAGCCCGCCGAGAAATCGGATGGGTCGGCTATTGGGCAGTAGGAATCGTTCACACGCCTGTCAAGGCGCAAATGTGGCAGTATGGTCCAGCGTTAGCTGACTACCTGCAGGACGAAAACGGGCTCCCTCCTTTGACTGAAGAGTTGTTAGTTGAGACTGACCCACAAGGTTGGCTCAATCGACTCTCTGCCGATCCCCGAGAGGAGATCGATGCCTTGTTTAATGACAAGACGACAAAGGACGGTGAGTTTGCCCTTCGTGGGCGAACCAGGTCTCGTTTGAAACGGATGTACAGGTTGGATTGGCCTGACATCGGACCCTGGGTCTGACAACCCTAGGTCGGTTCTTTTTCAGGGATTAGTTCATCTGATCTCCTCGCTCAGTAGTTGAAGGCTGGGTTGGAGGGGTTACCACCCCGTAAAGAG